TTTCACTGCACACCTTAAGGACGAAGCTGTTCCCCAGGCAAAGATTGATGCCAAGAAGACACGAGTTTTCACTGGTGCGCCTGTGGATTGGAGCATCGTAGTTCGGAGTCGCACCTTGGCGTTTATCCGACTACTCCAGAAGAACAAGCTTGTCTTTGAGGCGGCACCAGGTACAGTGGCCCAGTCTATTGAATGGACACAGTTCTACGACTACCTGACAGCTCATGGTAAGGATCAGATTATTGCTGGCGACTACTCCAAGTTCGACAAGCATATGATCCCGGCGCTCGTAATTGCAGCCTACAAGGTTATTGCGAACGTGTACCGAGCAGCCGGTTTCTCTGAAGAGGAGTTGCGCGACCTTGCGTGCATCGCCCTCGATACTGCTTTCCCTCTCACAAACGTGAATGGAGACATCATCGAGTTCAATGGAACCAACCCGTCAGGGCACCCCTGCACTGTTATTGTGAACTCTATCGTCAACAGTCTGTACATGCGCTACGCCTTCTGTGAGTTAAATCCAGAAGAGCGGACGTGCTGGAAGTTCAAGGAGGTTGTTAACCTTCTGACGTACGGCGACGACAACGGAGCTGGTGTGAGTAAGCGAACACCTTGGTTCAACCACACCGCAGTGCAAAAGACCCTCGCCACCATTGGCGTTGGGTACACGATGGCAGATAAAGATGCCGTCTCACGACCGTATATCACGATTGAAGAGTGTTCATTCTTGAAACGGTCCTGGCGCTTTGAGGAGGAACTAGGTATGTATACCTGCCCACTTGAAGAGGCTTCAATCAAGAAGTCCTTGACAGTGTGGGTTCCCTCGAAGACTGTAGATCAGCACAAGCAGATGGTGGATGTCATTTCGTCCGCCAACTCAGAGTACTTTTTCTACGGTAAGGAAACCTTCGAAAAGCACCACGCGTTCTTTAAGAGCATCTTAGAGCGCGAACCCTACTCGTTCTATGTGACCGAGTCGACCCTTCCAGGCTGGAGTGATCTCATTGCGAGATTCCGGAGGGCGTCGGAGAGCATTCTCTCTAGCCAGTAGACATGTATTTGGCAGTTCATGTTTGCGTATTTAAATGTCAGGCAACAAAGAAAATGAAGATAAACAAGCTGTTGAGTGGATCACCGGAAGTATCCACCCTGTTGATGCGCTTACGAGTGCGTATTACCAGAGTATTAAATCTCGCTTTCAGCTGCAATCTGAGGATCTCTCAGAAGCGCCCACGGGCGAAGGAAGCAGCGGAGGAGCCTTAGAAGCAACATCTGAGACCGTAACCTTTATCGACAACGCGGAGGGCGAAGTCGTAATGGCAGGTTCAGAAGTTAATGCTATTGCTCGAGTTGATGGCACAGACGATCTCCAGTTGGGGAGGTTTCTGGGTCGTCCAACCGCTATTTCCACCATCACGTGGACCAATTCTGATGCGATCGGAGTCAAGACAAGTATCCAACCGTGGTACTTATTCCTCAACAATGCAAATATTAAGAAGAAAGTCGATAATTTCGCTTTCTTGCGAGGGAAGCTGCACATCAAGATCATGGTGAACGGAACACCGTTCCAGTATGGTCTTTTGCGTGCATGCTACTCACCATTGTTAGGACTTGTCTCAGACAAGATTCGCACAACAACAGGCAATGAGCCCTTGTTGACACCATATTCTCAACAACCAGTTTTCTTTGTGACACCAGCTGCGAATGCTGGTGGGCAAATGGAGTTACCTTTCTTTTATCACAAGAACTGGTTGGATATCACATCAGCGAGTGATGTGCAGAATTTCGGAACGATCACATATACCGTATTCGCGCCCCTTGGGGTTGCCGTAACAGGTGGATCTACTTCCGTAACTGTGCAAACTTTCGCATGGATGACAGATGTTGAGTTGATGGGGTCTACAGCATCTCTCTCACTTCAGGGTGATGAGTATGATGAGGGTTCCGGAAAGATTTCCGGACCAGCAAGTGCTGTTGCCAATGTTGCCGGGTACCTGACTAAAGTGCCCATAATCGGACCATTTGCTAGAG